ATGTATAATGATTTACACTACAAAATATGTTTTATGGACATAAGCCCATATGATAAAAAAAATAAATATATAACATACGAACCATCTAAACGTGTCATGTTCAACGATTTAGATGAAAAAAAAGAGTTGAATATAAACATAATATGTGATGAAAACGCTAAATCTGTTTCTTGTTCAAATTATTATTTGTATTTTTATATTATTTATTGGTTAGTAAGTTTTATCATTATATATTTAATATTCAAATACTGGAAATGTGGATATAAAGTAAAAAAAACTAAAATGACGCGCAAAAGATTATAACCTTAAATTCGGATTGATACAGATTTCCATTTTAGGAAATATTTGCCCACTCATGCATACATCACCCGCATAAGCATTTGTGCATTCTCTATGACCATTCTCCGTACCAATATAACAATAACTATTTTCTTTTACTAATTGTTCTTGTTTATATGCGGTAGAGTTTAATTTATTATCTAATTGTTGTATACCTCCTTTGTTGATTTCTTCTTGTTTTTTCATATCTTTCTCTTCTTCTTGTTTGATGTTATTCTTTTCAATTTCATCTCGTTCGGCTTTTTCTTTGAGTTCTTGTTCTTTCTCTTCCCTTTCTTTTTGTTTATTTCCTAGAAGTAGGTCATATAAATAGTCTCTGTAATAGTACAAAACCCATATAATCATTAAAACAAATAACAAAAAAATGAGTCCCCAAGGAAACTCGGCAGGCTCTTTGTAAACATTTTTTGGCATGTTTTCAGATACATTATTTGCATACTGTTTGGTTGGAATACTTTTCAACATGTTATTAATCGTCTTATTGGTTCGTATTCCCAATGGCTGCCCATTACCATAAATACCTTCAAATTCTTTACTAATCGTTTTCATATATAATTACCTTATATATTCTAAGATACAATTTCATTTTTTTTTATTCTTTCAAAAATAAGTGTTATTTTTTCATTTAGTGTTTTTATACTAGAATTGTTTTCTATGAGAGGTTTTTCATAATTGATAGTATTGATAATAAACATAACTGCAACATGCAATAAACATTTTTTCTTTTTATTAGAAGCACTTGTATATTTAATTTTGAACAATTCAAACAAGCATTCTATGATTCTTTCTAAAATAGAATTGAATTTGATTGAAAAAAATATTTCCCATAAAACCCATATTATATTTTTATTAGGAGCAAAATCTCTCTGTACACAAACAATGTGTCTTTTATTTTTTAATAAAGTCAATTCAAATTCAATCAACCAATCTATCCAATAGAATATATCCATTTTATTTTTAGTTTCTTTCAAATGATATGTAAATTCATTTAATGCAATAAAACACTCTTTTGGGTCTCCACTTTTGAAAAATGGCTTTATATACTCTACATTGGGCGCTTTCAAATTATTATTTATTTCAAAATTTAATTGAAATTTGGGGCTATCCAAAACAGTTTCTTTTTTACATTCACCTATAAGAGTTGTTATTGTAAAAAAAATAATTTGAATCTCTTCACTGTTCCTTAAATCTAAATCATTTGATTTATTAGCAACTACCTTAAACTCATTGAATTTTTTAACTACATATAATATTAATTTAGGGTTATGAATATGAATATGTTTGCATATGTAATGTATATAAATATTCCAAATGTCAAGTACTAGACCACTGCAAAGCAGCTCGCAAGTCCAAAATAATGATTCATCTTTTTTTTCATAGTATAAGGAATTGTATAATTCTTTAAGAACATGTGCTTTTTTGTAATTTGAAAATGTTATGTTTTGAAAATTTTTACGGATGTCATTTATTTTCATTATTAAAAGTCTTTAAAAAAAAATACTATATTATACAAATGATTTACCTCTTACTATTATTAATAGTAATCTACTTTTTACTTGTTTATTTTAAAAAAGAAGGATTTGAACAAGCATCAGTTTATAAAACATACATTAATGACATTTATGACGAATTTTATACAAAAATATATGACGAATTAATACATCTTACACCATATGATATAGAAATGATAAAAATAATGCATCCTTATTTCACTACAAATAGCAGTGTATTATGCGTCGGATCAAAAACGGGACACATCGTACAGTTGTTATCAAAAAGCGTAAACACGACAGGTATTGACAAATCTTATGAAATGGTAAAAATGTCGCAATATAAATACCCTAATAACAAATATACATACGGCGAATATTCGTCATTTATATATCAACCAAATACATTTACCCATATTCTTTGTCCACTCTTAACAATAAATACTGTAGATTCATCTTTTTTCAACAATGCAAATGTGTGGTTGGTACATCAGGGATATTTGGCAATTATGTATTATACGAATGAATTTGACATACAAACAATTTGTAATCATTCACCAAGTCATTATTTCAAATTAAATTACAAATATTCTATTAGTTTAAATAAAAATAAAATAACAGAAAAGATAACAAATAAAAAAAATCAAGTAAGAACCAATCTTTTGTTTTTGAAGGATTTGAATTTAGAAGATGAAGCAAAAAATGCTGGTTTCAGAAAAATTAATGAGTATCCTATACCTGATATAAAGGGAGTATATTTGATTCTTTTTCAAAAATTTTAACGGCTGTATTTACCAATATTTACAAAAGAATCTAATACATAGATGACAAAAACTCCTAAAAAACAATATAGGACAATCTCTTCATTTTTTTGTCCTGTTTTTATTTCTTTCTGATCTTCAAACATTTCAAGTAGGTTGTTGAGTTTAGATAACATCTCGTTATTAGAAGGTCTATTGGGCGTTTCTCCATTAATTAGCATGTAATTTGCCTTTATAGGAGGTTCTATTTTTGGTTGCATTTCGGATTTATAAAAATTACTTAATTCTTTGTCATTTTCTTCCTTCAAATTTTTATGAATTTCTGATATATTAAGAGCATTTGGATCTTTTATTTCAGTTAACATGTTTTTGTTTAGCTTGTTTTTTTCATTATTTAATTTTGTTTCTAAATCACTGTTTTTATAATCAATAGGAGAAGCATAAAAAGCAAGAGACATTCTTTATTAGATGAATATATTTTTTTTATTTGAATTTAATATATATGAAAAAAAAGGAAAAGTCTAAATCTATGTTTTCTGGTTTAAAAATATTAAACGATAGTAAATTTTTTGCAGGTATAGTTATATTAGTTATGAATATAGGTTCTAAATATATATCGGTTGAGTTAAGTAAGACACAGGAAAACTATATCAAGTATTCTCTTGGTCGTCAAATATTAATTTTTGCAATTATATGGATGGGTACTAGAGATATCGTAACATCTCTCATTATGACAATTATATTTATATTGTTTGCCGACTATTTATTCAATGAACACAGTAAATATTGCATTATTCCTGATAAATATAAGGAATTAACTATGGCCGTAGATGCAGAAAAAACTCGCGTTACTCAAAAAGAAGTTAATGATGCAATACATGTATTGAAATTAGCACATAAACTTAAAAAAGATAAAGATGATAATAAAACGATTGAAAATACCTTATACAAAGAGAATTTTATTTAATATTATAATATAATGAGTTATGAAAGTAGGCCACGTGGGTCTAGTAGAGGAATAACGGTAGAACAATATGTATCTACAATACCATATGAAACCATGCCCTTTGTTGAAAATTTATTTTCTAGTATCGTAAATGACGAAAATATTAAAAAAATATTTGATAATAAACCACTTAACACAAAATATATAACTGATATACTAAAAGAATACAGGGATTCTTTTGATACTACTAAAAATAAAAATATAATGTATACTAATTTACTATCAAATAATGTACTTAAGAGAGAAATATTATATTATTTACTACAATATAGGTTGTATGAATTATATTATGACACGCAAAGAATTGACCTTGCAAAAGTAGAAGCACCTGATACAGACAATGATCCTGTAAAAGGTAAATCTGCTAGAATAAAAAAGAAGAACATATTGAATGACGATATTCAACGATTAACAAAAAAAACAAGAACGCCGCTAGAAGATAGTGAACTAGAAAGATACAAGACCGAATTATATCAAATAGAAGAAAACGAAAAACTTGCTTCTAACCGAACACTATACATACTTCCAACAATTGATTCAGCTCAATCAGAGAATATAAAAGCTAGTATGATAAAGGAGATTAAAAATGTAGAAATTTATAATGATTTACTTACTTCAAAAAATAATTCAAAATATGAAAATATATTCCTTTTACCAGTATTTACAACAAGAGGAGATTCATTAGAAGAGTTCAAAGCTAGAATAGACCAAGAACTTAAAAATTTATCAGAAAAAATATTAGACAAATCAAAAAGTGATAGTACAGCTTATACTAAGATTATTTACTATGTAGATAGTGAAAAAGATAAACATTTTTATACAGGTTTTTTTAAAAATACATTGAAAAAAGAATATATATTAGAACTTGATAACAAACTTAAAAATTTTTTTGTTACAAGAATTGGCAATCAGCAATTAAGTTTTAATTACAAGCCGTTTTATAGCGACATAGCTGGTTTAAAACCCAATAATATCATACAAAATGTCTCGCAGATAAAAGATTTTGATGGAATAACAGACTCCTTAAAAGCACTTATTGAATGCATAAAAAATTGTTATTTGAGTTATACAGATAGTGATACTCGCAAATCGTTATCTGAAAACGTAAATATAAATACATTTCACATATACACACGTCTTGAAAACCTGGACGATTCTGATCCAATGGGTACAGTAGTTGCTGGTAGAGATTATTATTATTTGTTTTTAGAAAAGGGTAAATATCCAAAATTAGGAAACCTTCAAGAATCTAATGTTTCAAAAAATCAATATTTTTTTGTTGTAGACAAAACAGGTATATTCAAAAGATGGGCATCGGCTGTTTATGAGTATAAAAATCCAGACAAATCAATTAAACTTAAACTTAAACCAGATGAAAAAGATGATTATAATGATGTTGATAAAATTGTTACTATAAAAAGCGCAAACCAAGTTAAAAAAATATACAAAGACGGTGAGGTGATAGATTTTGATATAGGTAATAAAGCTACGTGGAGTAAGGAATATAAAAAATATGTAAAAAAATTTAAATCTGAAATAAATGATGAAGATAATAATCCTCTAGATAAATCAAAAAATTCAGACAATCAAGAGAAGGACGTAAACAGAACACTAATACAAGTAAGATATAACTATGGACAAATACAATTCAAAAATATACAAAATAGATTAAATTCTCCATATACAGGTGTTCTTAAATTTGAAACAATTGATAGAGATTATGAAAAATATGACTGGTTTACGTTTAATACAATAGATCGTTCATTAGAACAAAAAAAATCAATAAATTATTATGCTGATACAATATTTGACAAAGAATCTCTGACAGCGTATTTAAAATCAGAAAATAGATTCACTGAA